GTGGGGAGGCGATCCCCCACTGGGCCGAGCGTCGCGTGGCGCCCGGAGAGTGTGTGTGATGCCGGGGTGTGGGGCTCTGCGGTCGCACCGTAGATGGTCCTGTCAGGGACCCCCGTCCCGGGGCTCGCTCTACCTGCGCGATGCCAAGACGCAGGGAGCGAGTGGAGGTGGCGTGAGGCGCTCAAGCTGGATCTGTGCCATCCAGCGAGCGCCAAGTTGGGCCTCAGCGGCGGAGATCGTTGCGCAGGGCTGGGCGTTGCTGACGGCGGCGTGCGGCGCGTACGCCCGCCGCGATGGCGGGGACGATGCCACCGGTGACTGCCTGCCGCACGAGCTGCTGTGCCGCCTCGGCGACCCGCGCACGTGATGGCGCCGGTTGGGGAGCAGGCATGGCCTTGGCCTTGGGCTTTGCCTTGGCCTTGGGAGGAGTGGTCGCCTCGAGACCCGTGTAACCCGCAATTGAGCGGTTGCCCGGGGCGGAGGCGGGGAGAAGATTGCTCAGCTCCAACTGACGCTGATGTGCCCACCAGCGTTCCTCCATACCCTCCTTAGGAGAGGGAGGGATCTTGGCAAGCCGCCAGAAGGCGGTGTTGAAGGATGGAATCATGTCAACTGTGGCCCGTATCGTGATGGTGTACTCCGGCAAAGAAGTGCCGGTAACCAGCACGCAAATGGGCGACCAAGGTACCCCCATCGTCGTAACTGCAGTAAGCGAGGTCGAGGTGTTACCATACACCTGAGTCCAGTTGCCGCTGTTGGAGGCGAAAGGAACGAACTCAATGGCCGTGCGATCACGCATGGAAGCGTGGAGGCACTTAGCCTGCAGAAAGTCAGCGAAAGCCCGGGGCAAGCTGCCTTGCTGCTCAATGATGGCCTCGGTAACGGCATAGAACTCAGGCGCAGTGGAACCCGAAACGACCGGGACAGATCCGTATGGCCACTTCATGAGCCTTACCACGCCGCCAGTTGTGGCGAGAGCTTGCGAACACATAAGCTCCATGCAGTACGAAGTGTACCTCCCGAGCATGCAGTTCGTGGCGCCAGATGTTGTCGCGGGCGTGATAAGGTTCTGAACGTACTGGTCGTCGAAAGGCGTAGAGGCACTAACGGCTGTCGTTGCGTCTGGGGGACTGACCGCCTGTGTGTAGGTGAGCCCAAGACGGGCGTCCCATGGAGCAAGAACGTGGAGCCGAGAGGTGGCCGTGTTGGCCGCGGGGAAAGTGTAGTTGACGAAGGCTGGGTAGGAGATGACGGGCGCCGTCTGGAAGGTTGGGCACGGCGGTGCCATCCGGAGCGGCGGGACGAGGGGCGCGCGAAGAGTGTGGCCGTCAAGCCGTGGCAGTACGTCACAAGACGTGGTCACTTGTGCCAAGTGGCCCGCTTGGACCTAAAGCATGTTTATGTGTATGCGATGTTTATGTTGGGATATGTGGAAACGATTTCCGGGCAAGGCTTACACCTTCGCACACCCTGAACCAGTAGTCAACTGCGCCCTGGTACGCCACACCAGGACGGGGATGCGTGTGCGATGGCGGTCCGTAGCCATTGCGTACCCTCCGCTAGAGGCGGTCCCCCAACCAACCAGGACAGTTCGGGTGGTCTTGAAACCCCTAACCTGCCTGACCAGCTTCGACCCGTGGCAATCGTGCGCGGGAGTGAAAGCAAACCCACGCTACTCACGGACCCACCGTGTGGGGACTCGACGCGACACCTCGGCCGGTGACGAACCGGCCGATAGGGCTGGCTAAACCCAGTCCGCTCTCGCGGCGGTGCCTTGGCCTTCACCACAGCCCCCCATGCGTGGGGGGCCCCGAGCTGAGATCCTGCGGGGTCCCGGCCGCAGAACCACCTCCTGTCTGTCGGAGGCCAAGAACAAGGGGGGGTATGACGCGCTCACGGCAAGCACGTGTGCGTGGCGCCTGGAACA